CAACAAACTCATAATAGTTCACTAAATCATTCGCTTTTAGTAAGTTATGGATAAATCCTTTTCACTTCGCAGTCTGGCAGGTCCGGACCGTGAGGCTGTTAATGCCCTTTATTTAGATAAACTTATCGAACAAACGAAACTTGATTTACAGGATGCCATTACCACACACTATCGTCTTGATGACGAGCAATTAGCTCTGCTCGGCTCTTATTACAATCGTATGTGGGTTAAGCAACCACCACTCCGCGATTCATCCCACGCTATATTAGCTGCGATGAATGATCAATCAAACAAAGAGTGCCGTGAACAAATCAACGACCTTAAAAATAAAGGCAATTTAGTCATGTCGATCGGTGATTCGGTTGATTATAAACTAAATGCTCACCACAATTGCGTGAAACTACGCAGCAACCGCGATGATTTCCGCGCCGCAACAAACGCGCATGCACCGAGCAACTTACACAACGCAGTTGTCCACGGTACTAAAAACATGCATTGCCACCGCGGTGTCGAAAATTGTGATTTTCAAGCTAAACATGCATTTGCAGTGCATTCTGTGTATGATATTTCTCTGCACAACATTGCAATCGCGTTCCACAAGCATGGTTTGGAATCGCTCATCGCCCATATGTTCTTCACCACAACCGTTTATGATGAAGGTTATGCAGACCCCTATGATTACTTCAACGTAGTGCGTCGCGATGAACACCTTTATTTTTCCATGCATGACCACTCAATCCCATACAAACACAGCTTTGAGAAATGGCGCAATTGGCAAACCACCACTTTGATACACACTGAGCACTTTTCAATTGTCATTGAAGTCGTGCGCACACACGGTCCTCTTGCTATACTTAAGTTGCAACGCATACATTCAGGCTACAACGATCCCATTTACCGTACGATACCTTACACACGCATATTTTCGGGTCATTCACTTGTACCAGATATACATTCTGCACTTAATCATAAATTTCTGCGACCACAAAATCGCACACCGCATTTCTCCGTGCCGACCAATATCGTTATGGCACTACTCGCTTACGCGCAACGCGCTGGCGACACTGGCTACAAATACCATGAGTTTGCTACTTATTCTGGCGGTCTTATCAGACGCATTGTGATAGGTACAGAAACTCTACAAGTCGCGTGGAAATGCACACCAGAAGTGTACAACAAATGTGTATTTTCTTTATTTATAATTGGTGCTTGTTTACGCACTGAGCGTACCAAAAACATTTCTAGTACCTTTTCTTACCTTAAGGATAATTTCCACGATCCAACCATTTGGGATCGTTTCAAACGGTGCATTGAAAGTGTATTTTCGCCTGGCGCGGAATCACCACTAAACACAATGGGTGAATATCTGTACAAATTCCGCGTCGTTGAGTATTCGGACGCCATTGTTCACCGTCAATGCAACGTGTACAACCGTCTCGTTCGGCCTGACTTTAGTGACTATCAAGATAACTGGCAATATTCTGACCCTCACATTCCACCTGTATATGAAGATGATGCCACAGATTGCCCCGTGAATCCTGATTTCACTCCTGGTAATACGAAATCTACAGACGTCATGGAACCCGTTCGTTGTGAAACTAGTCTTACCGTTCCGAATTCCACTGCCATCGTTGCACCCACATTACCCGATGAACCTAGCAGTGCAATCTATGAAAACTGCATACCGGCCGCTTTCTCTATTAACGATTCGGACGCTTCCATAATCCACTTAGAATTTCCGAGTGGCTTTGTTGGCGGTCATTGTGCTATTTCGTCCTTGTACCAGTTCATCGACAATCCTCCTCCCGTAAGCACGTATCTAGAACGCATTTACAATCATATGCTCAGCATATGTGTTGCTGATCAACAAGAACTTGACGCTTACATATTTGATGGCTCGTATGACAGCGCTGGCGCCGCCGCAACAATCATGCAAACGGCTCTACTGTACAACCTTCACGTCACTACGGTAGAGACTGATTCTCTCGGCAGGACCGTCGGCCAAGAGGTGTCCGGTGACCCTACAGGCAAACCATGCACACTCTATTTCCACAGTAACCATTATAGTGTCTTGCGCACCGGTGGTGCAGCTTCCAAATTTGATCAAATCACTCGCGATTTGAATATATCCTCAAAACATTCTGTACTCGACGTTTCTGCAGCACCTGGTTATCTCTGCTCGTATATCAGCCGTTTTACTTCAAACATCACCGCAGGCTGGTTTTCACCTGGTGCTCGTTTTTCACCGCCGAACTCTTCCATATCTGCATTTGCATATAACAATTTCAATGAGTTGATAAAATTCATCGGTCGCACTCGCTTTGATCTCATATGCATTGACACTGCACGTGAGACCAACTCTGAAGACCTTATTGACGAGGCTTTCGATTGCTTCATACACAATCTAAATGTTGGTGGCCGTATTTTATTTAAGAGTTTTGCCAACCCACACCATATTTGGGAGTCAGCCAATCTCTTCAAATCCGTCACACTTCAGTATGAAGCTAAAGAAGGCACAGAACGTTTCTTTTTGATGTCGGGATATGACCCACATCGACGTAAGAATTTCTCTTTCCGCCAATGTTACGACTTATGGAATCGCACATGCACGACGCATAAACTACCGCATCAAAACGTCGTTAAATACGCAGATGCTTTCTTTAAAGACTTTCCCGACCTTAAGCCCTCTAATATTTGCAATCGTACCGGCACTTTCACCATCAAAGCTATCACTGGCTTTGCTAGTGCAAGTAAAACGACAAATGCATTAAAATCATATCCGGATGCTATATTTGTGTCTCCTACGCGCACCCTCAACACCAAACATCGTGCAATGGGCGTTGCAGCCGAAACACAGCATAATATTTTTAAACACAAGAGCTTACGTGAGCACCCCACAATCATCGTTGATGAAATTACTCAATTCCCCGTGGCGTATCTATCATTGCTCAATTCCGTTTATCCAGATCATAATATCGTAGTTCTTGGCGATGTATATCAGACTCCCTTCCAGAACCACAACGATAAATCTCGCATGCTTACGATTGAACAATGTGGTGTTACCAACAATATTGTCGATGTCTACAAGATCCCTAAAGACATATGCAAAGCAGTCAACTCTCGACATGGTTTCAACATTCGCACCCATTCAATAGTTGATTGCGGTTTTGTGACTTACTTGGGAAATATTGCTGCTTTTGCGAAGTCTCTGATCCCAATCATTACCTTCAATCATGCTACTTCGACACGCCTACGCGGGATTGGCATTAACGCACATACGATTACTACCTACACCGGCTCGCGCGACCACACAGTCGTATTATACATAGATAGTGCGTCTCTGTTGTCTGGCATGATGGCGCAACCGCGTGTCGTCTACACAGCTGTGTCACGCGCCACCAACCAACTCGTTGTCGCGGGCGATTCTAATGCTCTCTCATCATATTATAACATTTTAGGTTCCAAGATTATGACTTTTGAGGAGATTTCAGACGTTTACATGAGCCACCATACTATATTGCCTGATGACAGTCATCTCCCACTCACAGTCCCTTCTGATGTGGCGACGCTTCCCGTTTCCACTGATGTTGCTGTTGCTATACTGGAAAGTACTATTAAGATTGCCAACGATCCAAATTCTGAACATCTATCCATAGAGAAGTCTGCCATTTCGCCCGTTGCAGAGGGCCTCCTTAAAACAAATTTGGATACAGTTATGGATCATAATTTGACTGCTAATGTGTATAGAGTGAGCACTTCACGCTTCGCTAAACATCAAGTGTCATCGGACACACTAACCACCATACAGACTATAACTAAACGTTATGCTCGCACCTACGACAAACGTATGGATGCCCGCAATTTCAAATTCACGTTCAGTGAACTTATGAACGGCCTATGCAAGTCGATATACGGCAATGCCCATTCTATACGCAGATTACAACGTGACTTGCGTATGTTGCCTGAAGATTTGACTCGTACGCACGCACAATATCTCGATGCTTTGCAATTAAAACTAAACACCAACTCAGGAGCTGCGCTCGAATTGGAAGTTCCGCTCGTCATGCACGAAGAATATTTATCTTTCTTTAACAAACATCAAACCAAATTCGTTGCGGAACACGGTTTTGATGCAAAGGATAAGGTCGGTCAAGGCGTGGCCGCGACGTCAAAACGTATAAACATTGTGTTATCTTGTTACGCACGCGCACTGCTTGATCGTATCCGTATGATCCTTCTGCATACGAATCCTAACACCATTTTAGCAACTCATGATTCAGAGTCTGGTATTAACGATGTTCTTGTCCAAATGCAGGACAAGTTCCCCACCCCAACTAATTACACTTGCAACGATTTCAGTGAGTGGGACTCATCATTCCGTTCTTGTTTCGCCGAAGTCACGTGTGTCCTTCTCAAATACATGGGATGCCCTGAATATCTTGTTGACGGCTTCCGCTTGTTCCGTCGATCGTGGTCTATGGTTTACATGAATAAATACGGACGTACGACGCTTCAAGGTCATGAGAAACAATTTTCTGGCAATCCTTTCACCATCTGTGAGAACACACTTGGCAATATGGCTCTTTGTCATGCTATATTTGATTACAGGAATATCAAATTCTCCTTATTTAAAGGTGATGATTCTGCAGTCGCATGTGACAGATGCGAACTTACACCAAAAGCCCAAGCCATCCTTGCTATTACAGGCCACGGTCTCAAACTGCACAATTCTCCTATTGGTGAGTTTGCAGGTTGGTTTATGACTGATTCAGGTATCTTTCCTGATGTTTTGCGTTACACAGCAAAATTTCTCGACAAAAATTACCGCGATGAAAGTCATTTCAATGAGGCTTTGATGTCATTGCGTGAACGATGTCGCGCTGTCAAAACCCAACATCAGATCGCCTATGGTTCGCAAGCCTGCGCATTGTATTACCGCGAGAAACTCGGTACCTCCATCACCTCTGAACAGATACAAACCCTATTTGACTTTATTGCCAATAGTCGCAATCTATCGTTCAGCGATTGTTATTACACCACCATACCGATCACACATATTGATTAATTCCATCTAAATATTCTTTAATTTTATCTAAATATTTTCTTATAATTATCTTTAATTCTAGTTAGGCTTTTACTTTCCTTTCTTACAGTTCATATAATAATAATCTACTTATCCAAATCTATTATGACTACCATAGTACATTCAACGAATGATTCGGAGCTCCACACTGCTTCGGCGGCTGGCGCTGCTTGGGTCCATAAATACATCCATCCTCCAGGCCCAATGCTCGCAGAGTACGCAGGTGTGCCGGATCACAATAATTCACCTAGTTGCCGCCTCGAATTCACAAATATTTCTAATATCCCTTGTGCTGATGGACAAGCAATGTCACCTAGCTTTTATGACCGCATTTTGGTCCTTACTATCCCAAGTTTAACATTACCTGCGATCACTTGGCGCTTTTCTAGTTTTGCCACTCCTGCTGCTGGTTCGCCAATTATCAATTATGCGGTTTCACCTAATCCTTCCACTTCAACATTTAATCTTATTACTAATGCCTCATCTGCACGCATCGCATATAAAAGCACCACACTCTACTTGAATTCCAACTCCGTAAACAACCAGGGTACCGTTTCAACTGCTCAGTTTCGTCCGGAAATAACTATCATTGGCACTATTAGTGCGTCAGTATCGTTACCTAATATTGACCACCCTCGTAATCGAAATTTCCGTGACAAGCATTTTGGCTTGGGTGTGGCCGACCAATTCGTGCATCCTGTCATCATGATATGGCTTGGCCAAATGCCAACCTCTGATGGTGATATCGCCATGCTATCCCCGAATTCCACCACCACGCCCGCTAAAGACGGTGCGTTTATAGTTAATCGGCTACTTCAACCTACCAATCCTTACCGGCAGTTTCTTAACGGCAATCAGTTCTCCGCTATTTACCCGCCTCTGAACAGTTTCCAAGGTGCTGTCCTAGCTTATTCGTATGTCGTTCCAGATCCCGCTGATCCTACCCAATTGATAGTGGTTTATCAGCCTGTGTTTATTGATCCGTCTAGCAGTTCCAGTTACCTCGACGTTGGTACTTTCGATTTTAATTGTTCATGGACTTTATTCTCTGGACTCAGTGTATCACCCAATGGTGCTTCTGCTGTCACTCCTCCATACATTACTATGAAATCTATCACGGGCGTAGAACTCCAGCCTCTGATGCGTAGCTCTTTTGTACCATTTGTCAAGAATTCTGCGAATCTTGATACACCTGCAATCGACTTCGCATCCACTGTCGTTCATTCTGCGCCAGATTGCCTTCCTGCTGCTGCCAACGATTGGGGATCCACTATTGGCAAGCTGATTCGACTTGCTCCAACAGCTGTCTCATCTTTAACGCGCATATTTAAACACAAACCCCGTGCTATCAGCCAACCAATCCCAATTCCTCAGAATAAGAACATTCGGCGCAATCCGCCCACAAAGCGGCGCAACACCGTTCCCCCACCACAAAAGCAAAAGACAAAGGGAAAACCAAAGACGTCTTCCAACCAACAGAAACCAACGCAATTGAATAACCGGCAGTCTGTCCCACACTCACGTAAAATATTACCTCGACCCGTGGAAGATGCAGTCCGCCTCTTAAGCGCATTTGCGTTGTGATATGGTTAAACTTTCCATTTCATTTAATTTATTTCTTTA